GTATGCGGCAATAGCAACCATAACACCTTCTACAAGGTATTTGACGGCTCTGCGAATAAGTTCTCCTAAATCTAACATTTGCATTAATTTTTGAAGCATTATAAATAATAATAAGAAAAAAAAATATATATTAAAATTAAAACTTAAAAATGATTCTCGTTAAAATAGTATAATATGTCAAAACCTGGTTGTGTATATCAAAAAACTACTGATGGAACTGTAAATCCTAAATATGTGGATTTATTGGAAGAGGATAAACCGCTCTCCGGACAAAAATTTGTTTGTGTGAGTTTTGTAAGTCCTGAAAATATTTTACAGCAGAAAAATCATTACTTTTTTCAAGAATTCCTAAAACACTATGATTTTACAAAAAGCGTCCAAAAATTTACACAATTTATTAATTTCTTGTCATATAAATATAGCATTAATTTTGACGATGTGATGAAAGATTTTCAAGAATATACAAAAACTGAAAAGGAAACATTTACTACAAATTACGTAAGAGATGAATACAAAAATTTTCTAGATGCTAATGAAGATAGAATTGAAGATGAATTTAATACAGAACAACAATTTCAAACCAGTACCCGGGGATTGAAAATCAGGGGTGTGTATTCTACTCAACAAGAAGCGGAATTGCGTTGTAAATTATTACGTGAAGTTGATCCCAACCATAATGTCTATGTTGGTCCTGTTGGAATGTGGATGCCTTGGGAACCTGAAGCTTACAAGACTGGTCGGGTTGAGTATCTAGAAGAGGAACTAAATCAATTAATGAATGAGAAAAATAAAAATGAAGTAGCTGCTAAAACGCAATTTGAAAAACGTGTATTAGAAGCAAAAAAATCGGCTATTGAAGAAAATAAGAAATTAGCTAAAGAAACAGGTAATAAACTGACACAAAATATTAATAAAGACGGGCAACTTGTAGGTATAAATAATACAATAGAAAGCGTTCTTGGTAATAAAGAAGAAGTAACATCGGCAGATATTCGTAAAGAACTTTTTGAAGGTGGTAATGTCCCTACAGGAGCAGCCGTTCAAGATGCGATTAATAGAGGATTGACAAATGCCTCTAGAAATACTGAAACAGAAAATATTAAGGTGGAAATTTCAGAGAAACAAGAAGATAAATCAAATAAAGTTTAATTAAACAAGATTAATGATTTTATATATTTAATATTAAATCATTACCATTTACTTTTTTTTACGTTAATAGCTGGTCCTTTTCTACCACCCCTTGGGTCAAACGCAGTACCTTGGTCCTCATCATCTGAATCAAGATCTTTTGACATTTCCCAAAATTCCTTTGAACCTAATTTAAAATCTCTATGGGCTACAGCTTTATACCAGAAAACTTGATCTTCAAGTTTATTTGATTTTGCATTATTTGCTACAACTAAACATTCATAATTTTCCGTACATTGATCCATTACTTGACAAAAACTTTCAAATGTTGGAAACATACCAGCAAAATTTTCATAAATTCTTTTTCTATTTGCGATATAAGGTTCTCTCAAAATAAATGTATAATCAATATTTGTTCTTAAATTAGGAGGAACACCGAGTGGATATTGCATTGTAATTATAAGCATAACTTTCCAATGACGACCATTCATAAAAAGCAGTCTCATTAATTTTTCTCGTGCCCATGTATTATCATATAAACAATCATCTAAAATGACAAATGTTCTAGGGTCAATATTTGATCTACCGTAAGCTGCTATTTCTCTTTTAACTTGCTTCATTACAATTTTTTGTCTTTTTAATATATTTTCTATAATTGCTGTATTATATTCGTCATGTATAAACAATTTAGGAACCATTGAACCATAAAAACCATTTCCGGCTTCTGTTCCTGAAATAACAGTTCCTATAGGAATATCTTGTTGGTAATATAACAAATCTCTTACTAAAAAACTTTTTCCTGTATCTCTTCTACCTATTAAAACAATAACAGGTCCTTGATTTTCATTTACCTTAAATGAAATATTTTTCATATCAAACTTTTTTAGTTCTAAATTCATTCTTATAATAATTTATTTCACTTATTTTTTAATATTTTTACGCACAAATTAGTTTAAATAGAATAAAAAATGTATATATTAATTTTAATGTTTGAGCTCTTTTATAGAAAAAACGACAACAGTACTTTATTTAATTATTTAGTAAAAAATGGTTTTGAAAATCCACAAAATTATATTCCTATTTATTCTAGATTTTTTGATTTAGATAAAAATAACTATAATAATATCAATCTAAATAATCGATATAGTATAAATCAAATAACAAATCGTGGAAATAACAATAATTTTACAATAAAGGTAAAGGACTGTAAAACAGATACTATTCATAGCTGTGAATCATTTTTTAAATTCTCTCCACTTTTAGATCCTATAAAGTTAATGGTAGGAAAATATAAAGATATGGATACTCTCTCTTCTTTACCTAGTATATCAAATGATAAATGTTGTAAGAAAGTAAAAGATTACAATAATTCGGCATATGTTGATAGTTTTTTCTCTTATTTATCTTCTAAATTGTTAAATAATTCAGGATTTGTCCACGGTACTAATTTTTTCGGAAGTTTTTTAGCAATTCAAAAAGAATTTCAAGTTAATGTTTATGATGATTTAGAATATTTGTATGATTCTCCGTATTTTCATAAACAAAATAATTCGCTTTTCCATTTAGATGAAATAGATGAAAAGAATTTATTTAGTGATACAAGAAATTATAGGAAAAAAATTTCTCTCGATAATACTGAAGATATTGTTTTGGATTGCGAGACCATAAATGATAATATATTCGAAGGAATGTTTAAATTAACAAGTGAAAATTTAAAAATACATGATAATTCCATACAAGAAGAATATTCTGTTGAAACAGATAAAACAAACAACAAAGGTGATAAAAGTGCTAAAAAAAGTGAGTCTACTTGTTCATCAAGATCTTCAAATACAGATGAAAGTCTTTCTGGGAATTCTAGTGAATATAGTGATAATTCAGATGAAGTATCTAATTCGCAAATGAGTGAATATTCTAGTATGGATACGGATAATGAACTAATTAATGCTAGTGTTTTTAATTTTCCTATACAAATTATTTGTCTTGAAAAGCTTGAAAATACATTAGATTCTTTATTAGACGATGAAGAAAATGAATTGACAGATAATGAATGGAAATCTTGTTTATTTCAAATTATTATGATGTTGCTAACATATCAAAAAATATTTAATTTTACACACAACGATTTACATACAAATAATGTAATGTATGTCTCAACTGATAAGAAATTCTTGAATTATAAATTCAATAATACTTATTATAGAGTTCCAACACATGGAAAAATTTATAAAATAATCGATTTTGGAAGAGCTATTTATAGTTATAAAGGAAAAACGATATGTAGTGATAGTTATCATTCAAAAGGTGACGCAGCAACACAATATAATTTTGAACCTTATTTTGATGAAAAAAAACCAAGATTAGAAGCAAATAAAAGTTTTGATTTGTGTAGGCTTGGTTGCTCTCTATTTGATTACTTTATAGAAGATTCAGAAGATCAAAAAGACTGTAAAAATCCTATCACAAAATTAATTAGTGAATGGACAAAAGATGATAAGGGAAGAAATATACTTTATAAAAAGAATGGAGAGGAAAGATATCCTGAATTCAAACTTTATAAAATGATAGTTCGAACTGTACATAATCATACTCCTGAAAAACAATTAGATAATCCACTATTCAAAAATTTTGTAAGTTCAAAGAAAAAAATTAAAAAACAAAAAATTATCAACATTGACAATATGAGTTCGATGATAATGTAAAATTGAAGTTAATATTAAAAAAATAATTTAATATTAATATATAATGGATTCTTCCCCACCCTCATTACTTTTTAAAATTAATACATTTGATGATGGTAATCAAACATTAAAACATTATCAAAATATATGGATTAAAACAGGTTCAAGATTTAAAGGTCAAAAAATTTCTCTAAAAAATAAGATTGATAATTCTATTGTTATCAAATCTATATCATCTTGGAAGGTAAATCTAATTACAGAAAATCCTAATTAAAAATCAGGATTATTAGTGAATACCTGAGGAACTGCCTTTGATATATCAAATCCACCAACTTGACTCATAACAAAATTTCCCAAAATTACACTCAAATATACTACTAATGTATCCCTTGTTAAAACCTTTAATGATTTGTTTTCTTTTAAAATAAAACGCATTTCTATAAATCTAAAAAGTAAGTAAGCACATGCTATTGCCAGACCAGTAACAAATATTGAATTAGACATTTATATAATAATTCATAAATAATTATATAAATAAAACGCAATTATCCGAGGATTTCAATATCGTTTAATATCGGATCTGGCTCTAATTTTAAATTTTTATCTAAATTTTGGACGTCGATCGCATCCAATTCTAAATTAATGTCTCCAAAAATAGTTAATTTATCTTCGTCGTCCTCGTCATCCGCTTCTTCTGCCTTTCTCTTTTCATTTTGTACAAAAGAAATTTTTTCCAATCTTTCTAAAGTCTTGGGTGCTTCAAATTTAACGGGTGGAGGATTATTGGATGGGGAAGCCTTTTTATCATAATTAACAACACTATCTGTATCATTAAAAGACAATCTATTTACTACTTCTTCTTTTTTTGGTTCGATTTTTTCTATGGGTGTTTCAATAGTTAATTTGATATTGTTTTCTTTTGGTCCGTCCAAGGTATCTTTTTCTATTTTATTAATAATAGAATCTGTTTTCAACGCAGAAGCAATATCCTTTTCCAAATCAGGCTTTTCAAGAACAATAGTATCTTCACTTTTTTTTATTGTTCCCTCTTTTTTATCGTCTTTAATTACTGTTTCTAATTCTTCTTCTATTTTTTGCTTTTCAAGTTCTGTAACTTGTTTTTCAATAATTTCTTCTATTATTTCCTCGTCTACCGTTTCGTCGATATATGCTCTCAATATTTTTTCAACCGGCATATTTTCTCTTATTACTTGTAATACAGATTCTTGACACATTAATTCTGCTTCTCTCATATTTTTTTGATAATTCAAAGGTAAAATATCACTTTCAAATAAATAAACATTTGAATAAAGTTTTCTAGCATAATAAATATAACATCTGTGGACAAATGTATTCAACTTTGGAATATCAATATCTATTTTTTTTTGTTTTTGTGATACTCTAATACTTGTTAAAATTTTTAATTGTGTTATATGGACACAGGTTAATAAATCTTCTAAATAACTACAATTACTTTGGGTAACAATTCGTTTTGTTTCTTCATCTATAATAGTAGAATTCCATTTGGGAACTCTGGAGAGAAAATTTTGAAATGTCATTAAATATTTGTCTTCTTCGTCATTATCTAAACATAATTTACTTGCTTCATTAAAAATAGATTTAATACCCTCTATAATCAAAGGTGTTAATATGGTTACTAGTCTAGATGAATATTCGTTTTTGGCTTCAGATAAAACATTAACATTATAATCGTCCATTTACATTTCTAAAATATTTTCTAAATTTAAGTTTTTCCGCATAAAAAATAAATTTAATATTACAAACATGAATAATTTCTCATTTCTATATTCACTTCTAATTTTATCAAAATAAATCAAATATAAATATTTGTTTTTCTTTTCTATTGTTTTTTCAGTGTCAATTATGTCTATAATATCAATACCATTATAACCCTTTTCGTATATTTTTTCAACAAAATCATTACAACTTTTAATATCTTTGTAATTAGTCTTTTTGATTAAATTCCGTTTGAGCCATAATTTATGTTTTAATAGATATTCGTTGTTTTTTATATTTTTTTTATTAAAGGTGTGTAAGCTTTGTTTTTTTTTATTTATAATTGGTAATGGTATATAAATATTACAAAATCTTGATAAAATAGGTTTCAATAATCTATTTTCATTTTCTACAAGTATAAAAAAACGAGTTGTATGGCTAAATTGTTCTATACATCTTCTAAGTGCTGATTGCGCGTCCATCGTTAATTTATCTGCGTTGAAAAGAACAATACTTTTAAATAAATTATTATTTTTATTATGAATATTGGTTTTCGCAAAAAATTTTAATTCATCACGTATAAATCTTATACCCTTACTATGCGCACAATTTACATGCATTACATATTGGTTCATTTTAGGTTTATCATTCTCATATATATCATTTATAAATTCATTCAAAATTGTTCGTTTACCCCCACCAGAGGGACCATAAAAAATAATATGTGGTATTTTATTCTCACTTATAAAAAATTTTAATTTATCTTTTATTTTTTTATGTATATCCAAAGACATATAATAATTATAGTCGAATTATCTCTAACTATAATTATTAAAAAATATTTATCTTGTTTTCCTTCTTGTTTTCCTTCTTTTTTTCCTTCTTTTTTTCCTTCTTGTTTTCCTTCTTGTTTTCCTTAGTTTTCGGCGACGTTTTCTTTTGGTTTTTT